CATTGACTTCAACGGTACCGTCATGGTCCTGGTACATGGCCACCAATGGGCGAGGGGTAAGTCGATGGATTGGTGGGCGGGTCAATCATTCAATCTGCACGCTGCGCAGGCTGGTCATATCCTCGTTCACGGACATGAACATGAGTTCAGCATTCGTTCCAAGCGCGACCGACTTGTTCTCTGCACACCCACTATGGAGTCAGAGTCAACCTGGTGGAAACACAAAACAGGTGACGTCTCTAAACGCGGCGCTATCATCATGGTCACACGACCGGGCGGCGAGTTCGCCGGACTCGAGGTCATCTAGTGCATAACCGCGCATACACCATCACGCTCACCTTGTTCCTCGCAGTGTTCATCGTATTGACGGTGATCTAATGCCAGCCAAAGACAGAGCCGACCTACGCACCGCCGACTGGAAACGCACACGCGCATTCATCCTCGCCAGAGATGCCGAGACCTGCGCATATTGCGGTGGGGTGGCAGACACCGTGGATCACATCATCCCCCACTCCCTCGGTGGTGGCAACGAACCAGGCAACCTGATCGCCTGCTGCCGTCGATGCAACAGTGCCAAAGCCGACCGCATAAACACACGTCTGAACTGGACGAACCCGGGGTGGGGGGTGGTCATCCCATAACGCACAAACGGTGACGGGCGGCCACCGGTAAAACATCCCCACTCTTTTTTGAGTGGGGTTGCCCCAATCCGCCGCCTACCCTTCCTTTTTATCCCCGAAGTTTGAAATATTTAGGAGCATGACCTTGACATTCGTTGAAGCCGTCCAGCAATTCGTTGCAAACGAGACGTGGTTGAACGCAGCGCACGCACCATCGGTAGTTGCACTGCAAGCCGTGGCCATCGAACTTGACCGCGAGGTCACCCCTGCCCTCATTGCGCAATTCGGAATGCTCCATCGTTCGCTTCTGAAGGAACGCCCCGGTGCCGAGAACGAGTCTGATCCATTAGAGGAATTGTTACGCCGTGGTCTTTAGTCCGGCACGCCATACCCCACCACTGACCCCAGACTTTGAGGCCGGGATTGATTGGTTGCTACCAGCACTCGAGTATTCTTGGAGTAAGGCAAACGGAAAGCCATTCAAGTTTGACCCTTGGCAAACAGAACTGCTACGCCGCGTTACCGAACTGTTACCCGACGGAACCTTGAGGTGGCGAGGTGCGCTAATCAGCGTGCCACGTCAGGCCGGCAAAACAGAGCTCGTCACAGCAATCGGAATTTTTGCCCTGCTCCGGAAACCAGACCAGTACAACATTGGAATCGCTAGCACAGTGGACCTTGCTCGACTTGTTCACGATCGAGTTATGCGGGTTATCAATGCAAACCCAGCTATGAAATCAAAGATGTTCAAAATTACAGAGACGCGCGGTATCAGAACCAATAAGAACAGCAGGTATGAAATCAAAGCTTCAAAGTCAAACGCATTGCAAGGTATTCCGATTTCGATTGCAATCATTGATGAAGTTCACCTCGTTGATAATGCGAGCTGGTCGGCATTGCAAACGGGACTCGGCAGTAGACCGGACAGTATGCTTGTGGGCATAACAACAGCGGGGGACGAGAACAGTGAACTGCTGACCCGTCTTTACGGAATGGCCGACAAAGCGATTGCCGGTGAACTTGACCGATTTGGTGCATGGATTTGGGAAGCGTCAGAAGCCGTAGTACCAAAAGATGATGATGAATTTATGGCCCTTCTGACGGAAGCAAACCCAGCACTTCAAGACGGACGCATTGATCCTAAAATTCTCCTATCTGATGCTCGCAACGAAGTCGAACTTGACATCATTCGCTATCGGCTGAACCGTTTTGTGAACAGCGCGAAAGATGTGTTTATCCCGTTTAGTCTCTGGCTCAAGAATGAGCGTCGCATTGATGACGTTCTCCCAGCGGGACAGGTTGTGTTTGGTATCGACCGCTCTCCTGGCTGGGAGTTTGCAACGGTGGCCGCTGCTGTAATGGTTGACGGTGTCATTCACACTGAACTGGTCGCATCGATTGTAAAGCCGACTCTGGAAAAGTTGATGCTCGTTGCACAGCAACTTCACCAGCACTCTCCCCGCGCGATCATCATGGACGGGAAAATGCTAAAAGACTTGCACACCGAACTTGTGCAGCGTGGCATCAATTCAGAACTTATTCAGAACTCTCAAATCAACGGGGCCTGCTCATCGTTCTATTCACGTTTGACTAACCAAACTTTGAAGCATGCACCGGACCCGTTGCTTTCGGTTCAGATTCCCCGAACCATTCGCAAGGTTATGGATGACGGCTACCGCATCTCGCGGCGTGACTCGAGTGTGGAGATAGACGCAGTCATGGCCACACTACTCGCTTGTCATGGAGCGGAAACGCTGAAGCCCGTGGCGACCCGAACCATTATGATCTAGTCTGGTAATCTAGTCCTCTATGGACAAGCAGACTCTCGATGGTTACCCCATCCCACCCGTTGACCCAATGGACGTTATGCAGTGCGATTCCTGCCAATAACATAAAACGTACAATTTAGACACGCCACGCAAGATTCTTGCGTCGTGTGGTACGATTATTGCGTATGGCAAGCCTTCTGGACTTCCTGAACCCGTTTCGCGCAATCGAGACGGTGCGTTCAGTCGCGTCCGAATTCAGCACCGAACTCACAACGCGATCATCTATCGTGCCACCGCCCCGGGCTTCTGCTGGTGTAAACACTCTCGAAGCTGTCAGCATCGCCGCCGTCTACCGTGGCGTATCTATTCTGTCGAACGCAATCAAGCAGATCGGTGTGCACCTTTACCGTGACGATGTTCGGCTCGAGTCGACACCGTTGTGGGTAAAGCAACCGGATGACAAGATAACCCGTGCCGAGTTTATGGCGCGTACTGTCAACTCAATGGCTGTGGCCGGAAACGCTTACTGGCGTATCTCGCGCAATGGTCGCGGCGAGACTGTGAAACTTGAAGTGCTGAACCCATTCGACATTCTGATTGAGTCGACGGATAGCGGAGAACTCACCGGGTACACCTATCGGGGTACTACCGAATACACACCTAATGAGATTCAGCACCTCAAGATGCTTGCAATGCCCGGCAACCTTTACGGCCTTGGTCCAATCCAGGCCTGCCAGGCGGAATTGCGCAACTCGAAGGATACCCGCGACTTTGCGTCGAAGTGGTTCTCGGATTCGGGGATGGCTGCGCAGGTTGTTTCGCCAAAGGTTCCTGTCTCGCCTGACACGTTGATTGATATCGCCGAGTCGTTGCGTAACGCGCAGACTGGTGGCAGTGTGGTTGCACCTACCGAGTTGTCTATTCAGAACTTGTTCCTGAACCCCCGTGACGCGATGTTTGTGGAAGTTCAGCAGTGGAACACTTCTCAGGTCTGTCGCATTCTGGGCATTCCCGCGAACATGATGCTGGCGGAAGCCGGATCTAGTATGACGTATTCGAATGTAGAGCAGGAACAGATTGCATTTACCCGGTACTCGCTGTCTGCTTACTACGTCGAAATCGAGCAGGCGATGAGCGCACTTCTCCCACGCGGAACCGACGCACGCATGAACATCGACGCACTTCTCCGCAACGACACACTTACCCGATACCAAGCCCACCAGATCGCAATCGCAGCAGGCTTCAAAACAATTGATGAAGTCCGTGAGGACGAGAAGCTTGCGCCACTGTTAGGAGCCACCAATGGAACAATTTGAGACCCGTGAGATGGAGTTCCGTCTTACTGACAAGGACAAGCGGGAAGTCGCCGGCATTGCTGTCCCTTACGGCACGCTCGAGAATGGCGAAATGTTCGCCCGGGACTCGGTCACGCTCGACCCTGAAGCGAAACTTATGTGGCAACACGACAAGTCAGAACCCATCGGCAAGATTATCGAAGGCCGTCACACCGAAGCAGGCTTTGAGATTGTTGCTCAGATAAGTGCCACGCAGAGAGGACTCGACGCAATAACGCTCCTTGAAGACAACGTCCTTAACCGGTTCAGCGTTGGCTTCCTTATGCGCAAGTCCACCACAGACGAAGAACGCAACCGCATCGTCACCGATGCCTACGTGCGTGAAGTCTCACTAGTTTCGTTCCCTTGGTATGAGGGAGCGACTGTCACCGAATTGCGTGACGAACCCGAACAGGACATCCCTGTATCGGCTG